TTCTATTTATGTGCTCTTATTTACGAAATATAATTGTAGTACGATTGTAAAATTTTGTTCTTGACTTCTTTAAATAATATGTTATAAGATGCCCAAATATGGGAGGAATACTTTATATATGAAGAAGAAAAGAAAGATTGCCACTGACCCAAAGGAAACATTATCATTGAAGTACAGTATTAGAATAGCGAGATCAGTCACATCATTATCTTTACGCAAAAATGTAGTAGGATTATGGCTTACATTGAATTCAGAGACACTAATGGATATTAATCAAAATAGTAAAGGAACATTGAACGGAGAAGTTCAAAACTTTATTTATAAGTGCCTGAGTGATTGGAATAGAGAAGATGGTAAAGGATTTAGTGACTTCGTTTCGGAAATGATGATTAAAGATATCCTTGAGGCTGAAGATTACACTATATACAGTCAAATTTTACTCTATATTTGACTATTTTCAATAATTTAGGAATATATGATACTATGCCTCGCAAATTACGAAAAAAAGTAAAAAACACCCGTAAATCAACAGAATCGACAGAACCATTGACTCCAAAGAAAATAAAGAAATATAAGAAGCAAAAATGCTCTTTTGTCTATAGTACAGGCAAAGAATGTTCACGAAAGGCTGTAGGAAAAAGCACTTTATGTGAAAAGCACGGTGGAAGTCGAATAATAAAAGAAAATCTTATTCCAGCTAAGTTAGAAACCGCACTTCTCAGTCCCGCTTCAAAATACGATCCTATTACTCATCCAACCAGATTTATAGACCACTCAAGAGAAGGAATGTCAGATGTGGAAATTGCTGCTGAATTCCAAGTAGGTGTGGAGACTCTTAGGGGTTGGGCAGAGAAATATGAGATGTTTAACATTGCTTTTGACATAGGGAAAGCACTCCATGAAGCTTGGTGGCTACAACAAGGTAAAGATGGGTTAAATAATCGAGGATTCAATACAGCTCTTTTTAAATTCCTTACTTCTAATAAACTCGGATATTCTGATAAGATGGAAACCAAGAACCTAAATATGAACGTTCATGGGGTTTTAGTGGTTCCAGACAAGCAGACTGAGGATGAATGGGAAAAAGATGCGGAGGTTATAGATGTTACTCCCTAATATGCTTTTACACTTTATTATGATAGAAAGGGGGCTTTCTTTCTTCCCTGCAATCAATAAAAGATCTGTAAGACTGAAAAGAACTTGGAAAAACAAAACTCCGGAAGAAAAAGCGGAATTCTCTGCTATGAGGTCCAGAGTTCAAAAAGAAACAATTAAAAACAATCCACATTTGCGTAAAATACGTGCAAAATCCATGAGAGAAGTAGTTACCAATTACTGGAAGACTATTGATCCTGATAAGAAGACTGAACACATTAAAAAAATGTCAGATGGCATGAAATGTGCGTGGGACAATGCAAATGATGATTTTGGACCTAAAATCGCTAATAAAGAGAATGTCGCTAAAATAAATGGCAGAACAACATTTGTAGACGATCTTCCGAGAATAAATGATTATAGCGGCGTTATAACACATTCTGAGATGGCTCAATTATGAAAGTTATAGATCATTTTCATAAACAACAATTGTTTGAGGGAGATGGACTTAAAATAACCAAAAACTCAAAAGAATTTATGTTTGAATGTTGTACTTGCGGATTAATCCACAAAGTAAAAATTGAACATTCTGAAGGAAATATAATTTTAAGATTTCACGAGCATATTAAAAATGGCTAAACCTAAAATCATATGGGAACCGTTTCCTGGTGCTCAGAAAAAGTTCCTTACTTGTCCAGCGTGGGAATGTCTACTTCACGGTAATAGAGGTGGGGGAAAGACAGATGTTCTCATTATGGACTTTCTACAAGGCGTAGGAAAAGGTTACGGACAAGATTATAAAGGCTTATTACTTAGAGAGGCAACCACAGAGCTTGGAGATGTAATATCCAAGTGTAAAAAGTGGATTCCACGTATATTCCCCGCAGCAAAATATAACGGTTCACGAAAAATATGGACTTTCCCAGATGGTGAAACTCTATGGTTGAACTATGCACGTACACTAGATGATTATGAACAGTATCATGGCCATGAATACCCATGGATTGGATGGGAGGAATTAACAAATCATCCAATGCCAGAAGTATATTTGAAATTGATGTCCTGTAATCGTTCATCAAATGTAGATGTTCCTATAAAATATAGGGCTACTTGTAATCCGAGTGGTCCTGGGCATCAGTGGGTTAAAGCCCGATTTATTGACGCTGTTGCAGTAAACAAAATATTCCATGAAGTCATGGAGGTTTCCTTTCCTGACGTAAACGGTAATATGGTAAAAGAAACACTCACAGTAACCAGAACCCATGTCAAAAGTCGTGCGTCTGAAAATAAAGCCTTAATGGCTGCGGACCCTCTCTACATGGCTAAAATATTCTCACTTACGCAAGACAATGAAATGCTAAGAAAAGCATGGATTGATGGTTCGTGGGATCTAATCATGGGTGGGTTTTTCACAGATGTTTGGGATAAAGACATTCATATACTTGAACCATTCTCAATTCCGCATAGTTGGAAGTTATCCAGAAGTTTTGACTGGGGTTCATCAAAACCTTGGGCAGTTACATATGGTTTCGAAGCTAACGGGGAACAACCAGATTATGACGATATACCCTATATCCCAACAGGAAGTATTATTATTCCTACTGAAATATACGGATGGAATGGAACTGCAAATGAGGGGGATAGAGCCACTTCTCAAGAGATTGCAGAACGTACTTTGGGAGTTGATGACGCACTATTTACAGAATTTGGTTTGAGGTGTGGAGTTGGACCTGCTGATACTTCAATTTATGATGTACGGGATGGAAGTTCTATAGGTAGTAATTTATCATCTTTTGGATGTAGATGGACAAGAGCCTACAAAGGTCCTGGTTCAAGAATTGCAGGGTGGGCTTTAATTAGACAAATGTTGAGTGCAGCAAAGAGAGGGACTGTGGATAAGCCCCATTTATACTTTTTTTCTTCAGCAGCACATCATATCAGAACATTACCAATAATGCAGAGGGATAAAAAGAAGCCTGAGGATATTGATACAGATTTGGAAGATCATGCTATGGATTCACTTCGATATCTGTTGACTAAGAAAATGACTGCAATCTCAAGAAAAAAGGTAGGTGTGTAATATGGATCAAAGAATAACAACTGCAAACTCGGTAAATAATCACCACCCTGATTATGATAGGCAATTAAAAGCATGGACAAAAGTTCGGGATTGTATGGAGGGTGAAGATACTATTAAGGCTAAGAAAGAAACTTATCTTCCCAGACCAAAGGGTATGGATGGTGAATATGCGGATGCGTATGATGCATATATCGAACGTGCCCATTTTCCTTTAGTTGCCTCTTATGCGCTTTCAGGTGCACTTGGAGTAGGCATTACAAAACTGCCTGAGTTCAACGTACCAAAAGAACTTAATTACATTCTGAAAGAATCCACAAAAGATGGACGATCTATTCAACAGTTGTTCTTGGATGTTATTATAGAAATATTCCAGACTGGGCGTGTACCCCTCCTTGTTGATGTTGTAGATGATAAGAATGAATTCAGGTTTGTCCAATATACTGCTGAAGATTTCATAAATTGGAAAACATCAGTTGTTAAATCAGAAAAGAGTTTAATCTTAGGGGTAATATCTGAAGCTATTCCTTCCTCTGAAGATATCTTTTCTCATGATACTGATCAAGTGTTTCGTGTTTTGGTGCTTGATGAAGCTGGAAATTACACATCCAGAATATTCGGAGAAAACCAAGAGTATGAGGAATTTCTAGTCAATCCGGTATATATGGGGGCAACTTTAAATGAAATTCCACTTGTTGTAGCTGGGTCAATTAATAACAGTTTTGAAGTTCAACCTATTCCACTTATCTCTGTGGCTAATTGCTCAGTCCAAATATACAGAAAAGAAGCAGATCTTGCAAACTCAGAATTCTTATCATGTAATCCCACTCTTGTCCTTGTTGGTGCATCAAATGATGATAACTTACCAAATGTTGTAGGATCATCAGTAATGATTGTTATCCCGAATGAGGCAGCAAGAGTTTTCTATACCCAAACAGATACCGCAGCATTAACCCATGTTAGCAAGCATATAGAATCTTTATATGAAGAGGCTATTAGACACGGTGTAGCTATTCTTGATGCAAGGAAAGGAGTTGAGGCAGCAGAAGCACTAAGAATTAGACAAGCTACTCAATCAGCGTCTGTATACTCTGTATATCTTGCAGCAATGAATGCCATTAAGCAGGGTTTGTTATTAATGTGTAGGTGGGCGAATTATAATCCAGAAGATGTTATTTTGGATGCTCCGGCTTCATTATCACATGGTATTCCAGACGCTGCTATATTGGACTCACTTATTACAGGATTTGCAGAATCTGGAGTTGTTCCCTTACCTGCAATTCATCGTTACCTTATATCTTCTGGTCTTCTTGATCAAACAATTGGATATGAGGATTATGTGAAAATGCTTGTAGAGCAAAGGAGATTAAAGGAGGAAATAGGAGTTTCCATCGAAGGGGAAAATAAAAACGTAGATGAAGAAGGAAAGGCTATTGAAAACAAAACCAAAACAACCAAAGTATCTGCCGAAACTAAGAAAGAAACTGGTGGAACTGAGGATAAACTAAAATAGGGCTTGAGGCCCTGTCTTCTGGGAGGACAAAATGCCATTCAAATTTATTGAAGATGAAGCACTAAGAAACCAAGCAATTGAAGTTCTGAATTCGCATATTGCTGAATTAAAAGATCAACATAAACTCACAATGGATGAGGAAGTAAATGGTCTGAAGAGCAAGAATGCTGAAATTTTGGATGAAAAGAAACAAGCAGATATCAGACTGAAAAAGTTTGATGAATATGACTTTGATGCCGCCAATGAAGCAATTGATTTCATCAAGAACAATAAAAATGCCCAACTTATCAAAGATGGTAAAGTCGATGAGTTGATTGAAAAAGAAACCTCTACCCTTCGATCTGATCATGAAACCGCATTAAATGAAGTAAATCAAAGTTTAGGCACTGAGAAACAACGTGGAGATTTGTATGAAAGTCTATACAAAACAAAAATGGTAGAAGACTCTCTAAGAGAAGCCGCAATTATTTCCAAAATGCGACCTGAAGCCATTACTGATGTACTGCTTCATGGCAGAAGTGTATTTGCACTTGCTGAAGATGGTTCAGTTGAAGCCCGTGATGGAGAAGGTAAACTGAAAAAGACTGTGGATGATAAAGTTCTGACTCCTACAAATTGGATCGAAGGGCTTAAAAAATTATCACCACATTATTGGCCAGATTCCGAAGGAGCTAATGCCCATAGTAGCACTCCAGGAAGTGAAAATGATTTAACAGCCGCTTTGAACAAGGCCGCAGCAAGCGGAAATATGACTGAATACAGGCGTTTAAGAAAGAAACAATTAGCAACATAATTTTTTACTTGACAACTTTATTCCCATAAATTATCATAGTATAGACACAATTTCTTTTTAGGTCGTTCCTGGGGAACGCCAAATGACCTTGGGGGTCGGAGAATACTTTTAGTAGATTCACCGACTCCCATTCTGTTGTCGGTGGGTAAATATAAAACCGATTATGGAGGAAGTCAAAAATGGCTAACATCTGGGAACACCCGTCAATCATCGCCGCAGAGGCTCTTCGACATTTGGAGGACGCATTAGTAATTGGTCCTCTTTGTGCAAGAGACACTACAAGCGAATTCACTAACCGTTCAAACGGCTGGAAAGTCGGTGATACGGTTTCTTTCCGTACACACGGCGAGTACTCAGTAGATGAATTTTCTTCATCTATTAATACTCAAGACATCACGACATCCAGTAGGGCAATGACCATAGAGAAGCATTACGATGTTTCTGTGGAAGTTACAGCCCGTGAACTGGCCCTCGACCTTGATTCATTTTCTGATCAAGTAATTCGCCCCGCTACTTATAAGATAGCTGAAACTATTGATACTTATCTTGGCACCAAACTTCTTGAAGCCGCTGGACTTTATGCGTCTGATGGACTGTTTGCCAGTGCTGCTGATATGGCACTTGCTCGTAAAGCGGCAATTCTACAACAGTTGTCAATGAATCGTTTCTGTTTACTGGACCTTGACTCTGAGGCAATTTTGCTCGGCCAAGATTGGTTCAATCAGCACCAGACTCGTGGAGATGATGGTACTCGCACTATGAGAATGGCTGATATGGGCTTTGCAATGGGTATGGACTTCTTCAACTCTATTGCTTTTCCAACTTCTACTCATGCCGCAGGTGATGGAATCTTTACAACCGACAATGCTGGTGCAACCACCAATCCAATTGGTGATGAAGTTCTTACCGTAGACGGTGGTTCCTCAGTTGCTAAAGGTCTTGTAGTTGGTGATCGTATTCAGATTGCTGGCGTTAGACGACCATTGAAAGTCAAAACTGCAATTCTTCAGGCAGCTTGTGGTGCTGCTACCAGTATTGAGCTTGTTGATCCTATCACAGAAGTAATTCCTGATGGTGCTGCTGTTACTGTAGTTGGGCATGATCAAGATATTACTTTCCACGGTGCAATTTTCGATGATCGTTCTCTTGCAGTAGCATTTCCAATGCTTGATCTTCCGGAAGATAAGGTTGCTGCTGTTGCATCCAATAATGGTATTTCCATTCGTATGGTGAAAGGATATACACAAACCACTAAAGTAACCACCCTGTCCCTTGATTTACTGGTCGGTTCCTTTATGCTTGATCCTCGACATACCACCCTACTCGCAGAATATTAATAAGTCTGTAGAATCTTGAAGTGAACACGAAACGGAGGTTTTGAATGAAAAAGCTCTATAAAGATGGTTGTGAATGCATGGCCGATGATGAACAGGTTGAAATATTGGCTTCTGGTGGCTGGTCCGCTGAAGAGCCAAAAGAAGAGCCTGTTGAAGATGTTTCTGAGACTGAAACAGAAGAAAAAGTGGAAGCTCCTGCACCAAAGAAGATTCCACGTAAAAGAATCAAAAAGTCAGAGGAGTAACAGATGGCTCTTAACGCCACAGTTGGTTCCCCAGATGCCAATTCGTATGTGACGGTTGCCGAGGCAGCAGGTTATTTTGCGGATCGTTCCCACTCAGAATCATGGGATGAATTCGAAAATCAATCTGCTGTTCTTATCACTTCGTCAAATATGTTAGATTGGTACATAAAATGGAAAGGTTACAGATCATCCACAACCCAAGCAATGCTTTGGCCCAGAACAGGCGTCACACGCAGAGATGGAACATTGGTTGATACAGATATTCTTCCACAGGAACTTAAAGTGGCTGTATATGAGTTGGCTTTATCCTCTCTTGAAGAAGATAGAACTGTTGATAACGCTATGGCTGGTATTGAACAGATCAAAGCAGGTTCATTGATGGTTAAAGCTGATAATGGCGGTATTGATACCACGTCAGCAGATACCATCCCTGAAAAGATTTGGAAGATTCTTTCTGATCTTTATTCCAGTGGAGATATGAGCGTTGTTAGACTGATGAGGGCGTAATGGGATTAAAAGCAGTCACACTTAAAGGAGTTGAGACAATTTTCAAAGTATTGAAAGATGCTGTGAAGGATGGAAGTCATATTGTCGAAACTAATGATGGTTGGAATGAATCCTCTGAAACCCCTGAAGATGTACGTGTAATACTAGACCAATTCAAACAAGAAGATATTGAACATTCATCGTTTTCCGATCTGATTCAGCCCACAGATACAAAAGGGCTGGTTCCTGGCGTTGATCTTATTTTACCAGTAAGAACCTCTAATTTCATAGAAGTAACTGAAAATGAGGATGTAAGAAGATTTACTATAGTAGCATTTGAAACTGATCCTTTTGAAGCAATGTACACTATGTTGTTGAGAGATACTTAATGTCTACTTTTCAAAGTATAACGGTTGATTTTAAAAGATTTCAATCGTCTATAGGTAAGAACGCACGTAATGCATTGTTTGCAGAAAAGGATAACATACTGCAAGATTTGCGTGATCGTTCACCTGTTGAT